ATGTATGCAGAAAAAGATAATACAGGAAAAACGATAATACAGGATTTAGACGATTTTGATGTTAAAGTCTTGATTAGTAGTCTGTTTGATAGTTTGGCATGTAATATCGATATGAATCTTTATTCCATAGAACGAAAGAAGATCATTTTAAAAATATTGGAGGACGTAAGTAATGGCTAGAGAAATAATTAAATGCTCAGGAAGCAGCCTGGTTGGGTATAGTTCATTTATTGAAGATTTATTCACTGGACCTGGTATCCGGGTAGAAAGAATCAATAAAGATTTTATTGAAATACGGTTTAAGAGGTTTTTTCCGAGGAAGCTGATAAATGAGAAAATTCAAAAATTAGAAGCAAAACTTAAGGAAGATGGCCGGATATGAGCAATACAGAATGACGGATTGGGGATGGGTTGAAACCTATCAGCATAAAATGGGAATAGAACAGTTCCGGACCTATAGAGATGAAGTGTATGCTCTTCTACTTCGAATGAAACCTGGGGAGTCTTTCGATATAGATGCAAAGGTGAAAGTAGAGAATATTGATCTGTTTATCAAAATAGTATGTTCTTTCATCACTGAAGATAATAACAACTACGATTTTACAAACGATTATAAAAAAGTAAGATGCCATGCCAAAGGAGACCTGGAGTCCTGCAGACATAAAATTTCTGAACGAAAAATGGGAGCTGCTAACTCCGAAGCAGATAGCGGATCACCTAGGGAAGACGGAGAATGCAGTGAATCTCTACATTCACCGGAAACGATTAACTCACCAAGATACGGCTAAAAAGAATCTTCTTAAAGAAATGTTAAGTATGCGTTTTATCAGACCGGAATTATTTCATCCGGATCGGCGTTTTCTAAACGATGTAGGTATGACGCAGGTACGTTTTTGGAGAGTTTATCGGGGAGAAACACCTTTATCGACAAAGGAGTACATAAAAATCGCAAGTGTATTGGAGATTTCATTGGAGAAGGCCTTTGAAGCTAGACAGTTGAAATTGTTTGATGATAACAAAGAAGAATGAGTACTGAAATAAAACAATCACCTATAATAGCCTATTATCTGCAGAGACTGAAAGAGGTCGGTTTAACGGAAGAGAATAACCGTCGGCAAGTCTTTAATGCGGATGGTCGACCACAAACGATACCTATATTCTGCTATAAAGAGGATAAAGATTGGCTGGAGATACCTTATGTTCGTCCCGATGGCACACAAGAGTTCTATGCAGAAGGGAAAAAAGAGGATATCCCATATACCCGGATCCGATATAGAATACCGCGAGAATATAAGGACACCGAAGGTCGAATAAAAAAGCAAAGATATAATCAGCCTCCCAAGACCGGTGTCCGGGCCTATTGTCCACCGGCAATTGTCGAAAAGTATAGGAAGCAGGAAAGTATTCAGACGCTGATAATTGTTGAAGGAGAGTTTAAGTCGATCGCCGGATCCGTAAATGGAATGGATATCATGGGGATCGGGGGTATGCAGAATTACTGTAACAAAGAAACGAATGAACTGGAGGCTAATATAAGCCAGGTTATCAGAACCTGTAAAGTTCAAAATGTGATCCTTCTTCTTGATGCTGACTGTCTTAGAGTTGAATATAAAGATAAAAAGGATCTTGCTACCCGTCTACAGAATTTTCATAGTGCGGTTACTCGTTTTTCAGAGCTTGTAAGACCATTCGATGTCGATTTATATTTTGCTCATGTCCAGACGAAATATCTGGGGACGGCAAAAGGTCTAGACGATTTATTAGCTCTTCCTGGCGTAGATAAAGAACGGGTGAACCGAGAACTGGAGAAACTGTCTACTGGAGAGAAGATATATTTTTCTGTTCAGCGAATTACGGCAAGCAGTACTTCTAAGCTCATGAAATATTTCCTTTTGGATAATGTGAGCGAGTTTTATGAAGCGAACAAAGAGGTTATTCAAGATAAACCGTTTATCTATAAAGGTAGTCGATATTATTGGGATGGGAGCAAGGTCGTTAATGCCTGGTATGATGACGCCCGGCAGTATTTAAGGGTTGGCATTTCGTTTTACAAAAAAGTATGGAAGATCAATCCCCATAAAGACCCGACCCATCAAAAGCCACAGTTAATCCTTGAACCCTGGCAAGTTGGAGAAATAAATCGAGACTATTCAAATAGCAAAACATTTATTCAATATATACCGAAATATGATCAGTTTTGTAATCTTCCGGATAACACGAAAAATTACAAACGTATTGTAGAAATTGAACATGAGGGCATTTTGACCCGGTGCTATAACATGTACACGGAACTGAACCATGAAATGGAACCAGGAGAGTGGCCAAACATTGAAAAGTTTCTTCGCCATATATTTCAAAGTAAAAATACATCTGGTGAAACTATGTATGAATTTGGCCTTGACTATATACAGTTATCATATTTCAATCCGACACAAAGATTACCCATCCTTTGTCCGGTTAGCCGGGAACGTAATACCGGTAAATCAACGTTCCTTAATTTTCTTCAGCTTATTTTCCAAGAGAACATGTCAATACTGGATAATGAGCGTTTTACCGGGAAATTTACAAGCCACTTTGTTCATAAACTAGTCGTGGCTTTGGATGAAGGCTTCATCCCAATTGAACAGAAACTAATGAAGGAGCGTATCAAAAATTACTCCACAGGCCGGACCGTATGGCTTGAGGGTAAAGGTAGTAACGCTTCTGAAATATATAATTTCATGCATCTGATAATGTGCTCAAATGATGAAACCAACTTTATGCAGATCGACGAGGGAGAGAATCGTTTCTGTGTACTCAAGGTTCCGACTCTAACATTTGATGATCCAGGTATTCTTCAGAAGATGGAACAAGAGATTCCTTATTTTCTCCATTTTCTGAAAAATAGAACTCTCTACTATCCGACTGGACAGGGACGATTTAGTTTTAATCCGACTGTCTATGAGACGGAAGCCTTGAGAGTTATTCAGGAACGAACGCAGAACTTCTTGCCGAAGCAGGTAAAGGACTTTTTGAATGAGATGTTTCGGATGACAGGGCAGGCTTATTTAGACTACAGCCCTAAAGATATTGTTCGAGGCATATACGAGTTTAGCAATACGAAGATATCTAAGCCGGCTATAATGGATTATCTGAAATTTGATTTGAACTTGCGTCCACAGCCTAAAGGTCGATATACTTTATACAAAGAGAGTCTGGATCCAGAGAATACAGCCGGTTATGATGCAGTAAGTATTACAGGATATCCATACAGATTCTTCTATAAAGATTTCCTTGATGCAGAAGAACAGGAAGAGCAGGAGGCTATGATGGAGAAAGCAGAACAAGCCGTATCAACAACGAGTAACCAAGAAGCTCAATTGCCATTTCCACCGGCGGATCCTAGTGAAGAAAAACCATTTTAAAATATACACACTATGGCAAATGTAACTGAAGAACAAAAAAATTACATCATTCGCTTTTATGGAATGATGACGGCAGAGTTTATTGCTCGCCAAATTGGTATTACACGAGAACTTGTTTATCAAGTAGCCGGTGAGAACTGTTTAAGGAAGAATATTAAGCCAGCTTCGACGAGTAAACCTAAAGCTGATTTGAATGCGAATGAACAGGACTGTATCCCTCCTGATCCGAATAAAGATGGGTTACCACTCGTCATTGATCAGAGGACAACTATTATCATTCCTCGTGGAGCGGATCCGGAAGAAAGACGTAAGAAATTTTTACGGCGAATCAATCAAGAAAGATCAAGAGGTGATTTGACTATAAGCTATTAATCAACAAGTAATGAATAAAAAAATCCAAGCTAACAGTATGACAACAGAAGATTTATCAAAAATCCTTGAAGAGAAGTTGAACAAACTCAAAGAGTTACATCAACATTTCAAAGATCATGAAATTGAATATAATAAAAAATTGAAACGTGCACGTTCTTGGGAAAAAATTGAAAAATACGAAGATTTGTCAAGAGTATATTCTCTGTTGCAAGAGAGAACTATAAATTTAAACTTTATTGTTAGAGAGAGATATGGCAATCGACGTATCAGAGCAGAAGTGGATTCCCAAACAATCCGCTCTGAATATAAATATCGTCTTCAGAAAAAGAAAGAGCGGGCAGAAGAATTGAAAACTAAGCATAGGTATTCACCCTGGTTTTTACAAACTTCTTTTGGTGCTGATTATGGAACATTTGTTTGTGATAAGTGCAATCGGAAATTCTATCATTCACCGTCGGGCATTAGTCTGAATGGTAAAAAAGTATATGATTGCTGTTGTGGGCATTGTACGAATGAAATTATAGGACGAGACTGGAACGAAAAACCATATTTTTAATCAATAAAAACTTGAACCTAATGCTGTATAGGCAAGCGTAGAGAAATATGTGTGACTGTTTTGATAAAGTAGAAGCGAATTTGAAAGAAAAAACTGGCGATCCGGAAGCATCTTTAAATTATATGTATGCCATGCCGTCTTTTGAAAAGAAACCTGTAATAGAAGCAACTTATCGGAAAAAGAAAAAGGATGGTACTTTTAATAAAACGGGGAGTACCATATCCATTGCTTATCCTTTTTGCCCATTTTGCGGAAAGAAATTATCAGAAGGAGAATAATTCAAATATAACCGTTACTAAGCGAGCTTACCCAATCTCCTGTTGAACGGAAATAAATTTAGTTCATTAGAAAAAACAAGTGAATCATGAGCTATATAGATAATACCAGATGCTCGTCTAATTATGCATACGAAATAACAGTATGCATAACCAAAGAAGAATGCAAAGTGTTACTTCCTTTTTTAAAGCATGCGCATAAAAAAGTCAAGCAAAAGTATGATAAGTATCAGGACATTCACGAAGGCGGTGATGCGACAGAGAGACAAGAAAATATGCGAATGAAATACATCGATGAGCTTGAAGGCTTAGATAGTATTCTATCGGCTATCGACATAATTTTAAAATAACAATAATTGAATATGAACGGAGAACAGATAATACCGCCAATTACTGACCCATTGGGACAGAGTTGGAAACAACCTCACAGAAGGTTTATCGAATTGGATGATACCCACGCTTTTATGAGTGAGCAGACTTTTAAAGCTCTGAAAGAGTATTCCACCACAATACTTACTGGAATATATGACGGTAAAATGTGGAAAGGGTTTGCAAATGGTGAGTGGTATCTTGTATGGTTTGCTCCTGATAAAGACCCTGACAAAGCTCGTATAGAGAAAAGAAAAATATTAATAGCGTAAAACTAAAAAATGAGCTACAAAATTGGTGATATAGTTCCTTACAGGAACACAAGAAGTAACGTAAAACGTGCAAAGATAACCTCTTTGGAGACGGTTGACAATGGGAAGATATGGTTCTGGGGTATAGACACTGTTACTGGAGCCAAAGTATGGTATCCTGTACATCGATCGGAACAGTTGGAATTACAAACTAAAAAAACAACAGAATAATTATGACAGCATTAGTAAAATATCAGGTAGCCACCTATTCAGGTGAAGTGGAAGTATCTTGTGATCCGGATGATGACAATGAAGATATCATCCGTAAAGCTAAAGCAATCGAGAGAAGAAGATTTGGCGGATCATTCCCATTTGGGTATGAGAGTTGGAAAGTTGTAGATAGGTACTAATTTTAAAAATAACTAATCATGATAACGAAAGAACAAGTCAAAGAAATATTGACAAAAAATCCGGCAGGAATTACAAAAGAAGAGTTGAAATTTGTTTTTGGCATATTCTGCCTATCAATCAAAGAATATGAAAAATCGGAACATAATCTTTGGTTTGAAGTACATTTCAAACGCATATACATCGCTCAAATTCGATATGGCATAAAAGGTGGGATGTCTTTTAGTAACGAATATGTAAATATGGGAGATGGATGTCATGGGGTAGCAATGGGAACGGTGAATAATACAGCTGACCTATTAAAAATATTCATCAATATGTTTTACGACAATTTGTTGAAACAAGCCAACTATGAGCCTTTATATGACGAAGAGACATCTCAATTTGAATCCCTTGAACAAGCTCAAGAATATTTGGAATATGTTCAATCTATACTGTAAAATAAATAAGAAAGGAATAATATTATGACATTAAAACAAGCTCAAAAATTGTATGGTGATTCAATACAGGCAAAAATGACTCATGCTGATTACTGTATGACTCAATCAGAAGTCGAATATATCGGTAGAACTATTTGGGGGTTCACTCCAGACAAGCAAGCAAAAGTATTATTCACCAAAATAGGGAAGAGAGTATCTACTGTTATAGCATCAAGAGAGGCATTTATAAAAGAAGTAGGTAAACCTGTTGTATGTAAGTGTTCAGTATGTGGCCTGTACTATTTATCCTATCGCCGCCCAGTTGATGCTCACGATGAATTGGATGCTCACTGTCCAAAGTGTGATTCACTTGGTTGTGATTCGGATATTATACATTTTGAAACAAACCGTAAGTTTTGGCTGAATGATAAAATCACAAAGATTCTTGTGCCCAATAAAGATCCCGAACGAGTAGCAGTTATGTATGATTCTGCTCCAGAAGATTTCCCTGCACAATATGACATGCTATTACCTGATGGTAAGAGGTGCTCTGATTGTATAAAAAGTAACACCTGTTGCGGTGTATTTGGTCAAAAGGAGGGTGATACTACCTGCCAATGGCATCCCTCCAGATATTCACCGAAAGAATAACCCTCAATACTAAAAGTCATGAACTTATTACGATACAGAGAACTTAATCCGTATGAGATACGAGATTTATTAGACAAATGCATTGGTCTGACAGATTATCAAAAGGATCAATTGATTACTACGGGATGGCTTCCATTTCATATAATAGAATATGAATCTCCTGAACCAGTCAAGCCGGTATGGAGGTTGACTATCTTATTTTATTGGATGTTTTGCCTTATGCTTTTGTTGGTTATTCCTCTAAAATGGCTTTTGACTGGTAATCGGTATTTTTCCGAAAAACACTGGATATATAAGGTTTATGCTTCATGGACAAAAAAATTAGGATTGACGTAAATATAAAAAAATATAAACATTATGGGAAAGATAATGGGTGCAAAGGTTAGAACTCTTTGCCAGCTAAAAAATAAAGGAGGAACAATCATTGAAAAAGGTGAAGTCTGCACTATTGTTCAAAGCTATCGTGGCTATGGTATTCGTACCGATGATTATCGACAAATAAACAGAGTTGATAAATCAGAAATAGATTTTATCAAACCACTAAAATCAAAAAGGATTGTGATTACTCCTGATGAATATGAAGCTATCCGGTTTGCACTTTCGGAGATAGAGGTTTCTGTCGGTTATGGAGATTTTTCGGAAGAACAGGCTGAACTGTATAAAATGAATGAAGTGTTACTTCGTAACCTTTTAGATAAAATCAATAACGCATAACTAAAAATAACTGAGCCTTGGGAGGGCTTTGTAAAACCCTATTATATCATGAGTGATTTTAAATCTAGATTAGAAACAGAACGAGATGGACTCAAAGAGAAGCTAACGAAGCTGAATGAGTTCAATGAAAGTGAAAAGATCAATGACATTGATCCAGTTCAAAAGTCTTTACTCATTATCCAGGCTGGGGCTATGTACACCTACCTCGAATGTTTGAATGAGAGACTGGCACGATTGTAAAACAAGTGGTTGTTCGGAATTTCCGAACAACCTACAATCTAAAAAGACGTGAAAAAGAAAACAGTAACAGTGTTGGCGATAGAACATTCAAAGAGAGTGTGTGATCTGCAACCTGAATTTGTAGATCGAATGGATGTCAGAGGTTTGGTTATGAAAGCTTATAGGTCTGGGTACAATAAGGCAAGCTTAGAAGCGTACAATCGGGCAATAGAAGATGTAAACAATCTTATTGAAAATCATGATGAAGAAGTCTATGTTGGAGTGATTAATGATATATTAAAGTTGAAGAAATGAAAAAGTTAATAATCCTGTGTATGTTTCTCACAATGATTAGCTGCACGATTAAAAGAGAAGTTGTTTATGTGATTGCTCCTGCACCAGCTAAAGCCGTAGTGTTTCCTTCTCCGAATCGATTTACAATCGATTTCCAAAAAGCTGACTCCGTATTTAGAATTCAATAATAAAAAGGATGAATACAGATTTTGATTGGGATAAGCATGCTTCCAGGCTGAAAGAAATTGCATATCAAGTTCCTATTAATAAGCTCACAATATTAACAGGGGGTAATGGGAGAGGTAAATCCTTTATAAGGAAGATATTGTGGCAAGGTATCAAGTCACAACTCGGAATAACAGAACGTAAGTCTGTTGTATCCGATTGTTCAATGGAACGTCGGACCGGGATACATTCTCATTTAGGGGGATTGGGCGTTGCACTTAGAGATAACGAAGCGACTCCTACGTCTATTAATACTTATGAATTTATACGAGGACTTGTTGGATGTTGTGACAGATTCTTAGTAATAGATGAACCTGAGATTGGAATGTCAGAAGAATCCCAGCTTGGACTGGCAAACTATCTTAACAAGATTAAGGATGATACACTCAGTCGAAACTATGGACTGTTAGTGATAACCCACTCTCGTACATTAGTCGCAAATGTAGAGAGTGATTACTTTATAAATATAGAAGGTTTGACAAAAGATGAATGGCTTAATAGGGTTATCATTCCAACAGATTTTGAAATAGTAAAGGAGGATGCTTTTTCCTTATTTAAAGCACTTGCTAAGAGATTGAAATAATAAATATTAGAACCTTATGGTGTATAGGTCAACCGTAAATGATAATGGAAGGAAAAGGCTATATTGTAGCAGAAGAGTCTGATGCTACGACTGGAGAATTCGAATTTGGCATCCCCGAAGTAAATGGGAAATTCGATTTGTGGTGCTTGGTTGAATTATTTGGTCATTCACGGGTTGTTGGGAAATGTACCGAACAGAATATCGCCGGAGCAAATATGTTGCGAGTTGACGTACCGGCAACGAAGAATTCACCAGGTTTCACTCGTTTCCTATCGGCCGGAGCCATATATGCGATAAATCCAATTTCAGAAGATGTCGCTCGAGAAATGGCTGATAATTTGCAGATTCAACCGGTAAGTGTGTGGGATATTAAACATTTGGTAGATCAACAACTAAAGGCACTCCAAACACCGGAAGTTGATAATACTTTATATTAATGTTCAAAAACAAATTTGGATAATAATAAAATAGTAGAAATGAAACATCTAATAGTATTCTCGACATTTATGATTTTATGTTCGTTGTTCATTGGACATATATCAATCAGCATTAAGCCGTTTAGTATATCGCTACCCTATTGGCATCGCTCAATTGGTTTAGTTTTGATTGTGGTAGGATTTCTCTTCTTTAATGTTGGAGAATATACTAAAGGTTATGCTGATGGATTGAAAAAAGGTTGCGACATGACAACTAGTGCATTTAAGCAAATGCTAGATGATATAAAAAAACAAGAAAATTAGTCAGACATCTTATAAAAGAGGGCGGTGGATTAAATATTTACCGCCTTTTTTTGTATTAGCTTCAATAGGATCCGGAAAAGGATCACAGTTCATTTTCTATATCTTTTAGAAAATCCGAGAGTGTAATATTGAAATAACGGCAAATGGTTAAAAGTGTAGTTAGTTTTATATTTTCTTTTCCTTGCTCGATCCTACCGATAGATACGTTTGTGTTGAAATAGAGTTCACGCTGGCTCACATTGTTCTGGTCGCGCAACTCTTTGATGCGTTGCACGATACGTCCGATTAATATTTTATCTTTTTCTGTCAGCATATTGTACAACAAATAACGCGACCTTATTTTATGTTAATGCTATCGTGTGCGTTAGCAAAAAGAAAATATATGTTTATTTTTGCCAATCTAAACATGTACCTGATGGCATTGATAAATATTCCCGGAGAATTAATAAAGCTAATATTTGGATCGCTTTTGAAAGAGAATTGTGATCTGGATCAGATTTCTTGGTTTGATTGCTTTTTGGGCCTTCTTGTCATATTAGCCAGCCTTTACTTATTATTAATGCCTTTAGTGATTTTTTATTCCAGAAAAACATCGAATAAAAAAGATGCCTTCCCTGAATAAGTGGGGTTTAGAAGTTCCTTTTGTTCCAATTGTTCCAAGATAAATGCCGGTGTTATTATCCCGGCTTTTTTTGTATCATTTTGTCAGAGTCATTTTTCGTTCGTTATTTTTGGGAAAATAGCATTTTCAATTTTTTCAAAAAAAAGTCACAAATGTCACAAATATGGTGATGTGTTTGATTTTTAGCATGTTGTTTATGTGACATTCTTTTCAAAAAAGGAACAAAAAGAACAATTGTCACATATTTATTGTGTGACTTTTTTCTTTGTGACTTTTCCTTTCAAGATTGTCACATCTCGAAACCCTGATAAATACATGTATTGTGATAAATGTTCCGTTTGTGATTTTTTTTTCTCAGTTCATCATAAAGCGTGAAATGAAGATATATGGTTTTTCAAAAAAAATATCATTTTGTTATTGATATGGCGTAAAATATGTATTTCTGTTCAATCAAACTGTCATTTTGCTTGTTTATGTATGCTATATTTAGTATATTTGTCTGATAATCAAAAAAGATATGGTAACAACAAGAATTGAAATCAAAGAGCATTTGGCCGAATATATTTACGGGAAATATAATGATTGTATGATTGGGCCTGTTTCATTCCCTTCTAAAGAAGATATTTATCATGTTATTTATGATTTGTTGGAAAAGAGACCGGCTGTATGCCCTCCTGATAATGGGAATGTTGAATTGGTGATTCCTGAAAGGAAGCTGGGAAAGACTCCTGAAACATATAATTATCTGGGTATTCGTTCCTGCCGTATTATTTCTCAAAAAATAGAGACATCGTTTTGGGCTGAACTGCATGATTTGTTGGATGAGAATAAACACCAATATGGAATACAATACATTGAGACAGTTGCTTATTTTATGCGTAAATATGGAATACAATCGATATCGGAAGATGCCCTGTTAAAAAATTATTATCGTTGGCGGGATAAGGTCAGAAAGAAATCTAGGCGAAGACAATACGCTAAACAGTGAAATGTTGTTAAATGTACATGTTTTTTTTACCGACGAAGTGTATTGATTTGTCCGATTTTTGCGGTGAAAACGTCTGAAAATGGCGAAGTATTTGAATATTAAGTAAATACAATATGAGTATGAAAGAGTTTTGTAATACTATTCGGCTATTTCTTTTGCAGGATGTGCAATCATTCCGGGAAAATACTATGACTATGAAGCCTGGACGATCTTCTACTATTTTGCAGGTAGATGATTTTACGGTTACTCCAAAATCTGAAACATCGGAAGCTGGTCTGTTGTATAATATAGAAGAAGATATCACTATCGACAAAGTAGGTTCTTCCATAGCTTCTACATATAAAATACAGCGATCTTCTATTTTACAGTTGGAAACATATCCAGGACATGAACCTGTTTTTATAGGTTCTATGGAATGGCCGGCATTGGTTTCAATTACTACTCATTTGAATAAAGATACGCTTCATATTAAGAGTAAAATGATCCAAAGCCCTATATAAAAGTCCTTTTCTACACCTGCTTATCTGTCTTACTTCGTGGGAAAATAAGCAGGTATGAACAAAAAAGCGTATGTAATCCAACTTCTAACTTCTCCACAAGCCCGCCTACTCATTACTCATGATGAGTATATAGCAGCTTTACTTGCCTATTTCCCTATCGGTAATCAGTCTGTTATAACTTCTTCAGACGAACCTAAGACATACAAGGAATGTATTGCGAAAGAAATACAGCCAATCACTTCTAGTTCATCAATTCCTATTACTATTGATTTTACATCTAATGAAATCGAGCCCGGTACATTGGCCTATCATCGCATTAAAGGATTAATCACTGCAGATAGTTGGTGGTATTTTTCTAGTAAACAGCTTGAACAAGATTTGATCCTGGCTGAAGAAAATCCGAATATTACGTGCCATTTTCTACATATAAGTTCTGGAGGGGGAGAAGCCTGGTATCTTGATCGCTTGTCGGAAACCATGCGTTCCCTCTCCAAACCCATCTACAGTTTTGTTGAGAAAGTTTGTGGATCCGCTGCCTATTATATTGGTTGTCATGGATCCGTAATGAAGACACTTACTCAAAATGATATTATTGGCTGTATAGGTTCTATGATTGGGTTCTGGGATATCGATCCTTATTTCGAAGCAATGGGATTCAGAAAGATCGAAGAGTATGCCCGTATTTCTGATCTGAAAAACAAAAAATATAACGATTTGAAAGGAGGCAAGCCGCAACAATATATAGATGAAGAACTGGAACCTCTCGCGGAACAATTCAGAGAAGAAGTTCGCATCTCCAGGTGCCAACTTACATCTCTTGATCTTGACCATCCAGCTTTACGTGGCGAAACCTTCGATGCAACACACGCTATCGAAGTAGGACTGATTGATGGAATAGTCACATTCAATGAAGCTCTGGCAGAAGCTTACGAACTTGGAGAAAAATGGCATAAAGCCCGGAACCAACAACGAAATAGAGTTCTATCATTAATTTAATAATATATAAGTATGAATTTCAAAGAAATGTTTTTACCAATTCTCACAGCTCTAGGATTAGTTGATAAAGCTAAGTCCAATACGCTGACGAATGAGGAATGGAACTCGATCGAGGCATCTTTTAAGGAGAAGCATGGTATATCCATGTCTGAAGCTATGCAAGCTGCACAATCAGCCGAAGAACTTGCAGCCGAACGTGAAGCAGCTCTCAATATTATCAATACTGCAGACACTCAGCATTCTGATGCTAGTGGTGCGGCTGATAATAATACTCAAGGGGATAATCAGAACGGAAACAACAATCAACCGCAATCACTTGTAGATAGCGTACAATCGTTGGTTTTTGCTTTGAATACTTCTAATCAGGAGAATACTGAACTTCGCCGTTCTTTAGCAGCAGTGGCAGCTCAGGCAACTAATGACAATCCACAAACCGTAATCAAAAAACAACTCACTGTGTTTGGCCCAGGAACAACCGCAACTCATCTGTTCGGCATTGAACATTCTCTGTTCGACATGAAGAAGCGATGGAACATTATTGCAAATAATCCGGACTATGCAACCCTGCATGTAGCTGATGAAGATTCGGATGGAGTATCCTTCCGTAACGAAGTACGCAACTATGGAAAGTCCCTGGCTGCACGTTATGCTTTTCTAAAGAAGAACAATTTGCTGCTCCCGGAAAAATTGACATCCGGTTTTACTAATGATTTTTCTGAACTGACGGATGCTGGTTTGGGTGACCAGTATGTTGTTCTCCGCCAGGATGCTTTGATCGCACGTATCATCGTCCTGCAGAATGTGTATGATCTCTATCCGCGCCGTTACGGTGTTCAGGATCGCGAGTTAATGACCAATGCCTTCTTCACCGAAATTTCCCAGGCTTATCAGACAGGAGAAGTCTGGAAAGGCAGCATGGATCTGCAACCTGAAATGGGTTATGTGGATGATGCAATGGCAAAGGTAAAGTTTGGTCCACTCAAAGAGATAGAACGTAAGTATATCGGTTATTTGAATACCGACGGTTCTGATCCGATCAAATGGGGTATGATCGAATGGCAGTTGCTGCAGATCTATACCCAGATGGTCAGCGAACAGAACCGTCGCCGTATCCGTGGATGCTATGTGAAACCTGAAACCGGCAAACCGGGCAGTTACCTGAACTCTTCCACCGGTCTGATTTATACCCTCGTTCGCTACATGCACGAAAACACCCTGCTTCCCCATTCCGATACAACCTATAACGACTATACGGAAACTACCTTCCTGGATGCCGTCATCGAGTTTGTAAAAGACGTGAAAGCAACTCTGGACGAGGATATCGACCTTGAAGGCTTTGCTATCTACCTGAATAAAAATCATCGCGACTGGTGGATCTCAAATTGTCGAACAAAATACGGTAAGGACATTGATTTCTCCGGACCGATGAGTTATGTAAATGTGGTTCCGGATATGGGTATTCCAATTAAATGGGTGCCTAATATGGGACAGAGTAAGTTGATTCATCTGCAGGAACCAGGTAACCTCCAGTGTTTGGAATTTGTACCAGGTGAAATGCTGGCCTTTAAATTGCAGGAATTCATGGAAATGGTAATGGCATGGTCCACTTGGAAAGAAGGTTTTACAGCTAGCTTTATCGGACGTCATTTCTCAAGCTATGATGAACTGGTTGCCAATGGTTACAGTTTGCAACGCTTATTCTGTAACAAGCCTTCAACCGTTCTTGCTCCTGATGCTACGACAATTACTTGTGGAACTCAGTTCTGGTTCTGTACATCAGCTAACACAGAGGCCAAAGCGTTGACCGATATTATTGGAGCGAAGAAAGGTGTTGTCTATTTGATTGAATGTGGTGATATTACTAATGCAACAACTATTGCTCAAAGTGACAAGTTTGCGACTATTACTTCTGCTTATTCTCCGACAAAGGTCGGCGATTATATAATGGTCACTTTGAATAGTTCCGGTACGTTTATCGAATTGGAACGTTGTGTGGGTGGCGTTCGAATAATCAATAAAGAACTTCAACCTAACATACCAGGAGCTCGCTAATCTTTTTGTTCATATTCTTAACAAGAGTCCGGACTACGGTCCGGCTCTGTTTTTCAAATTAAAATTACGATCATGCAGAAAAAACAAGTTCTTTCATATTTATCTGCTCAGAAACGAGCTTTTAAGGCGCGTAGAGCATTGCAAATTAAGTTTTTCCTTTGTTTGATGTTACTTGTAGCTTCGGTATCGACGTTTGCCGCAGTAACTTCTCTTGAAGATTCCAAACTATCAACTGAGATTGTAGTTGGAACAACAATGGCTAGTATGATGGCCATTGGGAGTATTGACGATGTTGCCGATAAAGAAGTGGCAGGTGAGTCCATCGCCTATAAAGTCTGGTTGGTAGAAACTAAACAGTTAGACAGTGCACGACAGTTTCCAATCCCAAACGCGAACCGGGAGGTTTCGTCGCTCCCTATGCTCGACGGAGAGTATATGCATTACTTCGAGGCCCACGATATCCCGACATACACCAGCTCCGGGGAAAAAGGAGACCTTACAATTTCGAGCACGAACACCTTTACTATTATCATGGGTGGTGTGCGCGATCAATTACTCAACTTCATTGAAGAAAAAGCTGGATGTAAGTTTATTCTCATTTTCCAGGAGTGCGAATCGAATAATAGATTTATCCTGGGAAATCCCTGTAAACCGATGGTGTTGAAATCCTACAATTTGAAAAATGACAAGGAAAATCGCTCTGTCACTTTCACTTTTGAAAACAAGTCTATCAAGCAGTATCATAAATATGTCGGTGATATAATTGTAAAGGAGGCGGTTCCGCATACGGCAGGCGCAACAGCTCTGAATGTTTTACCGGGAGTAAATACATATAGAATTCCGGACGGCTCTTCTGCAACGTATGCAATCACTTCTGTCACAGGTTTGACTTCAACGGATAAGGGGCGGACTATAACGCTTGTTGGTACTGGATCGGATAAACCTGCAACAGTGGCCGACAATACTTCCTACATACTGGAGGATGGAGCTACTTGGACGGCTAAAGCAGGATCACGAATATCTTTCAGAGTGCTAGATTCTACTACTTTGGTAGAAATTCAAGGTTCACGTGTACAAACTGCATAGACTATGTATAGTGTAAAAGAAAAAATGAAGCTCCTCCGGGAGCTTCATAACCCGGAATATGCTGATGCTGACCTTCGTTTACTTCGCGGAGTATCGCCACAGAACGATCTGCTTCGTTCTCCAATCATTAATGTTGCCCGTTCTGCAGAAAGGATTCTGTACACCCTGTTAGACCAAACGACGGCAGAGAAGATCCGTTTGAACCGTCGTGCCTCTGAAAGTGAAAATCAACCGGAAAAAGATCCGAAAAATGAGAACAACGAAAAACAACCGGATGATACCGGTTCCAAAGAACCAGACACTTCGAAGCAACCCGAAGGTGATACTCAGGAGTGTCCCGGAGAAAATAATCAAGACGGAAATACCAACGAAGTTGATGTAGTACAACAACTCGAGGAAACCAGGGAAGAACTAGGCTATACTCAATCTGAATTGGAGAATACTCAGGAGGAATTGGAGGATACTCAAGCAGAACTGGAAGATACCAAAGCGGAGATGAACGCTGAAAAAAAAAGCGAACCGGATCCGAAGTCGGATCAGGAAAGCTCCAAAAAGAAGACGAGTACCCGCAAATCGACTGGAAAAACATCTTCGACAAAAACGTCCAGATCGCAACGCTAATATACAACGATCGCGTTAATACTTGGCGCGAAATGAAGGTTCTTGATACTGAACTCGACGAAAATCCTACCAATGTCAAGGTGGAGAAGATGGCCGAGACGCGGATCCGGAACCTTCAGTGTTTTGAAGAGCTTCAGTCTTTTAATGATACTGGCAAGTGGAGGAATAAGCACCCGTTGTTGGTTCATTACTCGGAACGTTTTCAGTTAGAAGAACTCCGCCGTCGGGATCCTGCTGATTTCCTTTCAAAATATGCTAATTGTCAGCAGAATATTAAACGGTATAAATCTTATCTGAATAATAACTCTCGGGTTGATCTGCGTGAGAGTGACAAGAAAAACCTGATTAAGCATCAGGAAAGAAAAGTATTATTTGAAACAATATTAAAAGAAGATGAAAGAAATAACCATTCATAATTTAGGCAATTTGCCAACAGCTCCTCTCGATTCGTTTTGTGAATTGCAGGAAGATTTCAAAATTTCGGATCCGGATAAATTAGCCAAACTTCAGATGCTTATTATCACCCGAGGATTCAAATATGCATTCAAAGCCTGGCGAGATCCATCCGGTAAACTCTGGATCATTGATGCTCACCAGCGTCGCAAGGCATTGATCGCTTTACGAAAATCCGGCTTCGCGATACCAGAGATACCTTATGAGCCAATTTATGCAGAAAATAAGAAAGAAGCAGTCGAGGAAATAGCAGCTTATAACTCAGAATTCGCCCAAAAGAATCCAGATACTCTATTGTTTAAGAAGTATGATATCGATTCGGATACTCTGGAACGATTCAATCTACCGTTTGAAGCGAAAACACTTGATCTTGGAATGGCGAAACAACCATTGTTCGGCGAGGATACTTCAGGAGAGATACGTGAAGATGAAGAAGAATTAGAAGTCCCTTCCGGAGAAACCTATTTGACACGACCGGGAGATATTTGGCTATTAGGTAAACATCGCCTAATGTGCGGAGATTGTCGTGAAAAGAAAGCTGTTTCCGAACTCATGAATGGTCAGTTGGCAGACCTCTGTGTAACAGATCCACCGTACAACGTTTCATATCAAGGTGACACAGCCGAACAACTTACGATTGATAATGATTCAATGGAGAACGACACCTTTCTTGTTTTCCTTCGTCAGGTTTTTAGCTATATGTTTCAGGTAATGAAACCTGGAGCTGGAATATATATATTTCATGCTGATAGTGAAGGGGGGAATTTTAGAGTTGCATTTAAACAAGCTGGTTTTAAGTTTGCTCAATGTTGTATTTGGGCAAAAAACTCAATCTGTCTGGGCCGGCAGGATTATCAATGGCAACATGAACCAGTATTATATGGTTGGAAACCTGGTGCAGCTCATACCTGGAACTCTGACAGAAAACAAACTACGATCTGGAACTTTGATAAACCGCTACGTAATGCGGTTCATCCAACGATGAAACCGATTGCGCTCATGGCTTATCCGGTCGGAAATAGTAGTGTGCCGGGAGCAATTGTTATTGACTTCTTCAGTGGATCCGGATCAACTATCATGGCCTGTCAGCAAGTAGACCGGATTTGTTACGCAATGGAGATTGATCCCCGATATGCAGACGCTACGGTACACCGATTTAAAACATTGTTCAAGAATCAGCCGGTACAGCTTGTACGTGATGGCGAAACATTGTCTGTTGAATTGACTGCAAAATTGCTGAATAATGGATGATTACACCGCTCAAATAAGGTCTTTTGGTGCGCTTGGGTATAGCCCGGAGCGCATCGCGGCCTTATTGAATCTTACTGGCAAAGAAAAAACGAATTTGATTGTTCGTTTGGCCATACCGGACGATCCGTATTACATGGCCTATCAGAATGGGTTAGCAATAGGATCATGGAATATTGATGCTGAGCTAGCCAAACAGGCAGAAAAAGGAGATGTTGACTCAATTTCAGCATTAGCAGAGCGTTCCAAAGAAAGGCGAATTAAGGATTTGAAAAAACAATTGTTTGGTATATGAATTACCTTGAAACCATAGAGAAGCTTCATCCTGATATCGTTCATCATTTTTTGCAAACAGGAGAGTGCAAGGGAATCCCAGAAGAAATTCAGTTGTTTCTTAAGCAAATGCAATGGGCCGCTGAAATTTACGAGTACGAGCGGAATATATCAAGAGCAGCTCGTTTACTTCGTACTCGTATTATGGCTTTGCAGGAAAAGGATGTCGATATCAGAACATGTAAAGCCCGATTTTATTCGGCAATATCTTATTTCAACGTGGACAACAATGTTGCCACTAAAGTCTGGGAAACCGACTATGCAAATAAATATGAGGATCTTGCGAAGTTAGCTATCGCTGCAGATGAATATAAAACAGCTAAGTCATGTTTGGATGCTGCCCATGAATGCCGTTTGCGTGCTTCCGAAGCCGCCGATAAAGAAAACGCCTGGGCTCCAGTGTTCCTTATTTCCAACGAAGTAACTGCCGAACTGCTCGGTTTTACCAAACGTAACTTAAAAGAGATCGCGCAAAAGAACAATAAAGGTTTCTACATCAATCTGATAGACAGTCTACCTGTAGAAAAAGAGGAAAAACAACGGCTCCTGCGCGATGCTGATATCGTAGATGCTGAAATAATAGAGGAGATACCTGAAGATGGAGAATAACGCTTTTCAAACCAATCGCTTTGAAGACTACTACATGAACCTAATGCAGATTCGCGCCAATGTAGTAGATGCAAATACACAAATAACTGAGGTAGCCCGTGCCGGCGGAAAGACAGAAGGTGTATTCGGTCCACGCATTATCAAAGTAGCTAACGAAATGCCCGGTGAACTCGCCTTTCTGGTACACAAAACCTATACCGCCTTGTTCACCAACATCTGGCCGAATATACAGGCCTATTTCAGCCGCCCCATCATGGGAGGCCGGCGTACCATGTTGGAATATGGCATAGATTACATTGTAGGAGAAAGTAAAATACCTGCCCATTTCCGGCGTCCGCGTTACCCGATCGCCTTCCCGAAACACAGCATACTGTTCCGTAACGGTTTCCATCTGCAGCTTGTATCTAGCGACCAGCCAGAATCTGTTGCCGGACGTTCGGGTGTTCACGCTTTTATTGAAGAAATGAAACACCAGAAAGGCGAGAAGCTGAAAAGCCGCCTGTTTCCTTCCCTTCGTGGATCCAGTGCTGAGATACGTGCTAGCCAATACTACCAAGGCATTACCGGCGTATCCGATACCGCCCGCGTAGATCTAGGTGAAGATAACTGGTTCGAGGAATACGAACACAACGTGAATCTAGATCTTATCGAAGAGATCGTTACCGTATCGCTTCACATCAACCAGGCACTGGCTGTCATGTACCGCGCCGATGCCCTCTCCCGAGAAGAAAAGAACCCTGTATTACTGGAAAAGCTGCGTCTGGATATCGAAAAACAAAAACGAACTATCGCGCTTTGGAAACCTCGCTTGGCCGATATGCGCCGGTATGCAACATATTATATCCGCGCCAGCTCCTTTGTGAACAAAGATATCTTAGGACCTAAATTTTTCAAAACTCAGCTGGATAGCCTTGATATTGATGAATTCCTTACCGCCATCTGCGCTATCCGCAAAAAAGCTGTGGTAGACCGTTTCTTTGCCAACTACGTTCCCCGCCGACACCAGTTTACTGACAGCTACAAATATGCCAGTATCATGCGCCTGGATTTGAAAGAACACTTTCGCTTGACCGCTTTCTACTTGAAGTACTACGATCCGCGCGAAGAAATCCTGCTCGGTTATGACCCCGGGCACTTCTCCAGCGTGGTAGCAGCCCAGGAACGAAAGCAAGGCACAGAGCTTCGCATCCTAAAAGAGTTCACTTGCTACTATCCACAACAACAGCCGGAATTAGCAGCTGCTATCCATGAGTTCTTCGGCTTAGATGCCAAAAACAAACGCATTCGTCTGTACTACGATCGCGCCGGTAATAAAAAGAAAGAAGACTACGAACAAATAACGACCGACGCCAAGATATTGAAAAGAGAATTAGAGAGTTATGGCTTTTCTGTTGAACTAATGAATGAAGGACAAAGTACAATTTACTATTGGATGCAGTTCAAGCTGTTATTGCTTATTTTCGGTGAGCAATCCAATTCATTCCCGCGCGTACTGGTAGACGAAAACGAGTGCCCGAACTTATGCAGTTCGATTATGCTATCGCCTCGCAAGAAAACCGACGGTCGTATCGAGCTGGATAAAACAAGCGAGAAGAAAGTGCCTATCAAGTACCAGGCCGGACTAACAACACAACTCCCGTCGGCACTTATTTACCTGCTTCATGGTCTTTACTATGAACGTATGCCAAGCGAATATAGCACAATGCCGGATGATTTGCCCGACAATATGATGCTATAAATATTACTGGAAGATATAATAACAGTTGTTTCACCCTATAATAATTGTATGCTTTGACATCGAAAATATATCTATGAATTTGTAAATCAGATATTGTACAACTTCAAAAATAAAATAGACTTTTGACAAAAGGTAGTATTTATCACGCCACGCTGAGTAGTCGCCTTGAGTTGCACTCGGTCGGCGATTTCGGGAAATATGACAGTGGCCCTGTCGTGTCCTTTTCCTCCTCGTCGCAGCCACATACATTTGGGCATGGAAACGATAACAGGAATGCACGCATTGCAATGGGCGCGGGAGATATCGAAGCTACCGGATGGATGCTTTACTATCGCCTTCTATCCTTACTCAAGAGCAAGGGGGCAAGCTTCTGCGAAACTTGTTACCAAAGCTGGATGTAAGTATAGAGCACAGTTACCGCAGGAACGTTTTCAGGTAGATAGCGATAACCTGTTCCTCTTTGTTGATACAGATGGTAAACCTAAATCATGTTATCGCATATTGATCCGGTATATGGGCTTTCCTCAGGATGGATTTAAACTACATAAGATAGATTGGCTATGAATAAGCTGGATATGTGGGGTAACCTAGGTTGTTACCTGGACGACAACAATGTAATCACCTTTCAAGTGGGTACCAATCCCGGTAGCAGCCTAGTGCGGGAGATGGAGCAAGACACTATGCCCATTACAGGTTACAATAGGAATATACAGTACCGATGGCTTAACGTGGATGGCTATAACGTGTATTCTCGTGGGACCGATAACCGCAAGTGTGAACGCATTGAAGTCGATATTAAAAACAATAGACTGTTGCCTCGCTTAATCAGTAAGCAGGTCAATATGCTGTATGGCAAAGGACCACGCATATATAAGGAAAAGCTACAGGACAATAAGATCGTAAGGGAATGGACAGATGTCCCGGCTATTCAGGACTGGCTGGATAGTTGGTTGACAAACGGCATGGAAATGTCTTATAAAGATTTTGGTTTGGCCATCATCAAACGGTATTATTTTTTTCGGGACTATTTTGTGAAATGGCGTATGTCCAAGGGAAAAGCGATTGGTCGTATGCCGGTGGCGGGGCTGGAACTTGTGGAAAATAAACATTGCCGCTTGGCGACTCTCAAGCAAGATGTGGCTGAAGATATCGTTCTGTACAACGACTTTAGATTTGTCGTTATGGGAAACTGGAACTATGGAGCGGCCAAATACAAGGTATATCCGTTGTTTCGGATCAACGAAGTTGGAAACTATCAGTTTGCGGCGATATCCCATCATCGGGAAAGCTCAGTAGGAAATCATTATGGAGAGAATGAAACGCACGAAGGGGTGAAAACCCACATCAAAACATCAAACGAGCTCCCTGAATTTATCGACTCATTTCTGAACAATAGCTTGGCTGCTAAAATCCATGTTATTATTCCAAATGCCTGGGTTGAGTCTAAGCGTAAACAAATCAAGGCTCTGTGTGAAGAGAATAAACTTCGTAAGAAAGATGGTAAGGAGTTGATCAAATACAACGATATTGGGATCGGTACGGAATATCGGGAATCATTGATCGTTCTCTACACACAGGAAGAATTACGTCGATTGTCTGCGTATTTGTCCGGAAAGAAGAACCAGGGCAAAGCTTTTTCCACTTTCTCCTTCAGGGGCGGTCAAGGGAACGAGGAAGAACGGTGGAAAATAGAAACTATTGATCTGAAATACAAAGAATACATTTCCTCCCTGATCGAATACGACAAGCGGGTAGACGAAGTTCTACTGGGTGCTGTAGGTCTGGACTCATCCATCTCAAGCGTGAGTAAAGACGGGGTGATATCCAAGTCTGGAGCTGATGTGTATTACAACTACTTACTTTATCTGCAAACGCTTACACCGGATGATGAGACGTGCTGCGAACCGTTCAACCTTGTCCTGCAGGTCAACTTTCCGGATCTCTATAAACAAGGCTACCGGATCGGTTTTTACCGAGAGGTACCAGCACGCCAGGAAGAAGTTTCACCAAATGACAGACTAAATAAACAACAACCATGAGTTATAATGTATTAACCGAATTGTTTGATCATATCACCGACTTAAGAGAGTATGTGCCTTATGTGGGCAGCGATATTGAGCTAGAAGAAATCAATCCGTCTGCTATCGGCGCACGAAAGCAGATACAAGGGATTATTACACCTTCTATCTGGAAGTCCATTATAGAGGACAAAGAGTCTGAAGCCTGGCATCATCTAAAACTGGCCTTTGGTAACTTGACTATGCACAAAGCCGTTATCTTTTCCACCATTGCCAAGCGGATGTCTGGTGGTGCTGACGTGTATAAGTACGAATTGGAAAATATGCGTCGACAATATATCGACAATTATTTTAATGCGATGGATTCCCTTATTAACGAACTGGATACCAATGAAGCCTATCAAGAACCCTGGCGTAAAACAACAGACTTCCAGTATATGGACAGACTGCGGATAAAGACAACTGCTGAGTTTAACAGCTTGTACGGAATAGATATGTCCTACCTATTTTTCTTTCGTACGATCGCAATACAGCGTGAGGTGCTCGACGATACGATTGGTGGCTATTTTACTAGCATAGAAGACCGGAAAGCAGAGTTCGAAGTAAAACTAAAGCGGGCATTGGCCATGCTGGTTATATCGGTAGCTTTATGCCGCTTCGATATCATTGAGTTTCCGGCCACCATCCGCAGTTTGTTCGACGAGCAGAAGTCGTCAAGAAATGGAACGGATGAAAGAAACGGTCAATTAGGTTTGGCTGCCACTCTGCAATCTCAGGCAATGGAAACAATTAAAGCAATAGATCTAGCCTTGACTGAACCTGAGTCTGGAAGTATTGACTCCACAACATCTTATAACCGCGAAAGCGATAAAATATTCCTAATGTCATGAATGCTCCAGCAATCGTTTTTGAAACTCATTTTGGAGAATATAGTATTCCTAATCGCTGGGAATTGCTTACTCCAGATTTGTATTTGTCGGTCTGTGAATTACTGCAGCAATATACGGCCGGGCAGATATCCTATCGTTCGCTGCACATAGCTTATATATGCAAGGCTTTGAATTTGAATCCGAAAAAAATAAAAGGTACTTCAGCCAATGAAAATATGTATCTCCTTTCCGAACAGATAGATTTTATTTTTAAGGATCCGCAGCATATCAATAACTGTTTCCTGGCACAATTAGTACCTGTAATCTCTGTTAACAGACAAGTCTATAAGTCCTACATGATACAGACAGGTTTCGATACATTAACCTGTTCTCTCTCCACCATCCAGTTTATTGAGGCCTATGACTTAATTGGTTGTCCGATAGAGAAACTTCCGATAATGGCTGCCATCTTGTATTGTCCAGGAACTTATACTTCTGAAGCGGCTCATTCACTAGCTAAAGGCTTTGCTTCTCTGGATCCGGTTTTGCTCCAAGGTATTTGTCTGAACTTTCAGGCGTTCTCCAATTACCTTTTTACTCGGACTCCTTTCAATATTTTGTATATGCGAAAACCGAAAGAACATAAGCCAGCCATTTCGATTGGCATGGCTGAGAGTCTGTACAACCTTTCGGCGGATGGCTTGGGGAATGTGGACGTCATCGAACAAATGCCTGTCATCAAATACTTGACAATCCTACGTAAGAAGCTGATCGAAAGTGTTACGGCGATGAACGAGGCCGGCATCGATTTGGTCGAGATATCAGACAAAACCGGATTATCCATCAAAACAATCAAACAAATAATATGAACACATCTTTATTAATCGAACTGTTTCTCTATTTCGCCAGGTTTCCGTCGCACGATGCTTTTGGCTCCTTGTTTAATAAAGGGCGAAGTTATATCCCTGGATATGAAGAATTGCATGCCGCTACACTCGCATTACCGGACGAAGCGATCGTCCCGGAAATCGGAAACTACATATTCGGCCCTAATTTCGATGCTGTTAGTAGCCGTGTCAATAACTTGACCGGAAGCTACCTCTTTGTCGATTATGGGGAAATAGAATGTGGAACCGATAATAGCAACCGGATGACAGACTCTGCCCGGCTGGCCATTACGGTAGCTTACAAGTTGAAGGAATTCTCTGGCGACCTGATGGAACAACTCCTTATCTCGGATCGTTGTCTGGCTTATATCACTACAATCCGGAACCGAATGATTAATGAGCAACGCGAACGATACTGGTTGAAGGATGTCTCTCGCAATCATACTCTAACTCCGTTTGTTGCTAGAGAACTATCCAGTATTGGTTGGACCATGCTCTTTAATCGAGAGGCATTTGATACGTTTGGGGTTAAGCGTAAGTAATTGTCCTTTATGTAAAGGGAGAAATAGAGCAATTTTGTATTGAAAAAATTAAAACATAGTATGGACTGGACATCAATAGGCTTGGCTTTTTTGACATTTATCGGCGGTGGCGGTGTTGCTGCCATCGTATTACTACCACAGAAGCGTCGCTCGGCCGAACTGGAAAATGAAGCAAAGGTTAGTGAACAATGGAAAGAGCTATTTATACAAAGCAGAGAGGAGGAATCCAAGCAAAACCGTTTGATTGATAAGTTGTATGATGATCTAACAGAGGCTCGGAATATAACAAACAGACTGACAACAAACAATGCTATTTTAAAGCTGTGGAAATGCGAAAAATTAGAATGTGGTCAACGTAAGCCACCCATCAGCGCCGACCCATTCAAAAAATTAGAGGAGGAACATCAATGAGTACAGAAAAATTACCGCGCGGTCTCCGGAACAACAACCCCGGAAACATCCGCAATAACAACAGCGTAAAATGGCAGGGCGAAGTAGATACTGCCAGCAAAAAAGACTTTACATTTGAAGAGTTCAAAGACCGGGCATCCGGCTACCGGGCATTACTGAAATTACTGCGTAATTACCACAAGTTACATGGTTGCCGCACCATCGCCGACTATATCCGCCGGTGGGCTCCGGAGCACGAAAACAACACATCCGGCTACATCATACGTGTAAGCCGGGAAATGCAAGTCCCTACAACTTTCGTTCCGGATCCGGACGAAAAGTCCATCATGTGTGCGATGGCAGCAGCTATCAGCTTAGTTGAGAATGGAGTCCCCGCAATCATGTCAGAAGTGGAAGCTGGATGGGACGCCTTGTGACTGGAACGATATTATATCTGTGTATTACCTTTTGCCTGGTAGCCTGTACGCGGACGATGTATATACCGGTAGAGTCCGTCCGGATAGAGTACCGGGATAAATATTTACGCGACTCTATTTACATGCACGACTCTACTAATATCTATGTACATGGTGATACGGTTAGAGAATACTTATACCGGTACATTTATCGGGATCGCTTTATACATGATACCGTTTCTGTATGTGATACTATCCGGGAACCATATCCCGTTGAAAAAGCATTATCAAAATGGCAACAAACAAAAATGAATGTGGGGGGCTGGGCTATTGGAGTACTTTCTTGTCTAGCCGTACTTGGAATCATCTATGGGATATTTAAAATTAAGAAGAAATACTTTAGTATTAAATAGTGTGTTTTTCATGGTATTAGATTTAAGTTAGCTTGGACCACCTTGCTCGAGAGAGTAGGGTGGTTGTTTTGTTTTTATTGGAGCGGTACTAGGTTATGCCTGCAATCAGTATTGACCTGATAGCAGGTATTCTATTTTGTCTGTTTTGGTAAAACTCTTGAATTTCGGTCGCAGTGTCAGGTATAACCAACATCTGGAAGCGTAAGCTAAAGACTTGATTCTGAAAGATAAACAAAGCTAATGCGCTGTAAATAAACTTGTTATAACTTGTGTGTCCGTGACTATAGTGTTACCTTAGCAGTATAATAAAACAAAGGAAATCAATAAGTTATGGAACAGCAAATAGCAAATATTTTAGCACAGACAACGACTAAGACTCGTAAAATTCAGCAACTTCTTATGCTTGGCCTCACACGCCGACAGGTAGCTGACCTAGTAACAAACGGAAACTACGGTTTCGTACAAAATGTTTACGCTCGTATGAACCTCGCCCATCAGCCGGAACCGACCGCATTACCGGTATTAGACTACACTTTCAATCGTCGCTTCGGGATTGAAATTGAAGCTTACAACTGCCGGATGGACGTTTTAGTAGACGCTTTAAGGGAAGAAGGCATACAGGTTTCTGCCGAAAATTACAATCATACAACACGAAATCATTGGAAATTGGTCACCGACTCAAGCCTTTCCGGCAATAATACTTTTGAACTTGTGAGTCCTGTATTAGAGGGACAAAACGGATTGAAAGAATTAAAAAAAGTATGCTGGGTACTTGACGCATGCGGTGTAAAAGTAAATGCTTCTTGCGGCCTTCATATTCATTTTGACGCGGCAAACTTTAGCCTTCAAACGTGGAAAAACATCGCTATATCCTACAAACATATAGAATCGGTAATAGATAAGTTTATGCCGGAATCACGCCGGAACAACAATTATTGTCGTAGCTTGAGAAATATAATAGAGCAAAAAATAAATAACGCACAAAGTATAGATAACCTCCAGCAGGTAGCTTTTGAAAATACTCGGTATTTTAAAGTGAACCCTCAAAGCTACAGCCGCCACAAAACAATAGAGTTCCGCCAGCATGCCGGATCAATCAATTACGATAAAATTAGCAATTGGGTTTTATTTTTGAATGGTTTGGTTACCTTTGCTCAACAACAACCCATTGCCTCCGGAACGGTCTTGAATGATATCCCATTCCTAAGCGATGAACAAAAAAGCTTTTTCAGATTACGAACTAAAAAATTAAATAGCTAATGGAAAGTAGAATTTTTTCCTTGCAGGACGGCGGTACGATTACCGCCACCTGTGCTTCAGACTTTGTTACAAAATTGCGCGAAAGTAGCCGTTTCGATTTCGATTGTACCGATGCCGAATACATGGTTAATTTCGCCGATCGCTTTATGCAAATGTCTGGACAAACTGTCCGGACAGATAGTCCAGATCATTTCCTTGAAGATTTGCTAAAATATGATTATGCAAAACTAAGCTAAAGGTTTATAACTATTGATTTCCAACGAAAAAGATGCTTTCTGCCAAAAGAGAGCATCTTTTTTTCTGGATCCAGCCAGAACCTGCATGCAGGCATCACCTAGTACTGCTTCCATACAAACAAAATAATTAGAAATAATCTAAAGATTATTTGCATAATAAGCAAAAGCTTATTATATTTGTGGTGTCAAACAACACGAGTGATAATTTAAAATTTAAGCCTATGACAAAAGAAGAGCGAGAGGAGCTCACTCAACAAAAGGAAAATCTCAAGTTACTTTTTGAATTCCACAGCGGAAATCGGGTAATAAAGGGAGATCCGGAATTCGAACAGCACATAAACGATATTTTGGATATGATTGCTGAAATAGAAGAAAAACTAAAAGAGTAATTAACAAAGCCCCTCTTCGGAGGGGCACAAAAAGTATATATATGAAGGATTTATCAAAGTTTTTACCAACCGATGACATGCGGGCGGATTTTGAAAAATTCAAAAGCATGTCACCTGAAGAACGTGCTGCATTCCAGGAAGAACGAACTCGGAAAGTAGAAGCTCTGCCGGAAGACGAACAAGCTGCTTTTATCAAGGCTACCCATCAAGGATTAGTTGCGATCAAAGACGAGCTGCAGGATATCAAATTGACATTAGAATTAGGAGATGTGGCTAATGCTCTTTCTTTAAGCTATATTGCGAAGGCGTACTTTGGTAAAAGTAAAAATTGGCTTTACCAGCGTCTGAATGGCTATAAAGTAAATGGGAAACCGGCACAGTTTACAGAAGAAGAGCGCAAACGTTTTGCAGAAGCTCTCCTTGATTTGAGCCGGCGAATAAATGAAACTGCGCTTAAGTTTGCTTGAGCTCGGATTGTTTGACAGCAATTATGCCCCACCTTATTCTAGGGTGGGGCTTTTATATATTGAAAAACAACACAATAAGAGAGTTTTTATTTAGAAGAGCATATATTGCATAAAAAATTATATTTATCATGACTATTTGTACTAATTCTGTTGTCCATTATACAAAAGGATCGAACGGCTTGAGTGGAGTCGATGTTTTGAAACATATTCTAATGGAAGGATTTATTCCTAAATGTTGTAAGGAAATGATACTCAAGGATAATGAAAAGATTCAAATGAATATTCCAGAGGTATCTTTTTGCGATATCCCTTTTTCCCAAATATCAGATCATGTATCTGCATATGGATCGTATGCTATAGGTTTAACAAAAGACTGGGCAAGATTAAAAGGTCTCAATCCTGTTATTTATATAATTAAAGATTCTATAATTCAAAGAGTATTAATAGATACACTTCAAACAACAGCAAATATAGTAGAAGCAGCTCCAAATGTAGCTCCGTATGGATTGAATTTAATGCATAGTGTTAAAGTGAATCTGAGTTTTTTTAAATATGAAAGTGCTCCTTTATATAGAAAAGGTGAATTAATAGAAGATAATTATCTGTATTACAAAGAGCGTGAATGGAGATATGTGGTAGATTCATTCGAGTTTACGGAGGATATATTTTTTGAAGAACAAGAAACTAAAATCCAAGAAAGGAATGAAATGTTAAAGGATAGTCGTTATAGATTAAATTTTCAAATTGAAGATATATCTTATATTATTGTAGAAAAGGAGATTGAAATACACGATATGGTTTCATTTGTAAAAAAATTCTATAAGGATGAAAGTACTAAAGTTGATATTCTGTTAACTAAAATCAAATCAATGGAACGTATTAAATCTGATTACTGATGTATAGTAACATCACGGCTCTTTCATTTAAACTTGGAATAGACTGACAACCACTGAGTATGTTGAGTTTACATTAACACATACATGTAGCATTTATGTTTATGTTATTTCAAGAGTGGTGTTCAGTTGTAGCTAAATGCTTATCAGCCAAAGATATTGAATTTTCAAAGTGTTTTTAAGTGAAAGAGCCGTGTAGTAACATAAGAAAATAGATTTGAAAAATTTTGTAGATACGATATTTATCCCCATATTTGAGGATGTAAATTAAACTGTGTCAGCAAAGAATAAAGTATTAACTTTGCTAACACAATTTTTTTATGAAAGAAGAATTTGATTTTGAGAGTATCAAGAACAAGGCAATTGAACAGCTTAAAGCCGGTAAGCCTTTGTTAGGAAAAGACGGTGCTTTTGCTCCCTTATTGGAAAGTATCCTGAATGCAGCTCTGGAAGGTGAGATGGATGCGCACCTTACAGAAGAAGAACGTCAGATGGGTAACCGTCGTAACGGAAAAATGCAGAAACAGGTCCAGACTTCATTGGGCGAGGTAACCGTATCCACTCCCCGTGACCGTAATTCAAGCTTTGATCCACAATTCATTAAAAAGCGTGAGACAATTCTTGCAGAAGGCGTAGCAGACCGTATAATCGGCCTGTATGCTCTTGGTAACAGCACACGTGAGATCAGTGACTGGATGGAAGAGAATCTTGGTAATCGTGTATCTGCAGATACAATCAGCGCCATTACAGACCGTGTACTTCCGGAAATAAAGGCATGGAAATCACGTATGCTTGATTCTGTCTATCCTATAGTCTGGATGGATGCCATCCATTATAAGGTAACGGATGAACGTGGTTGTGCTGTTACACGTGCAATCTATAATGTGCTGGGTATTGATCGGGAAGGACATAAGGAGCTGCTCGGAATGTATATATCAAGAAATGAGGGAGCAAACTTCTGGCTCAGTGTTCTGACAGATCTTCAGAACCGTGGAGTTGAAGATATCCTTATAGCCTGTATAGACGGCTTGAAAGGTTTTCCTGAAGCAATCCAAAGTGTTTATCCCAATACTGTTGTACAGCTTTGTGTCGTACATCAGATTCGTAACTCCATCAAGTATGTAGGCTCCAAAAATCAAAAGGAATTCCTGAAGGACTTGAAATGTGTCTATCAGGCTGTAAATAAAGAATCTGCAGAGAATGAACTTCTTAAGTTGGAAGAGAAATGGGGTGAACAATATCCTATCGTCATCAGATCATGGCAGGACAATTGGGATAAACTGTCCGAATACTTCCAGTACACTCCGGCTATCCGTAAGCTTATATATACTACAAATACCGTTGAAGGGTATCACCGCCAAATCCGTAAGGTAACAAAAAACAAGGGCGTGTTCCCGTCGGATACAGCCCTTGAGAAACTGGTTTATCTTGCATACCGCAATATACGGAAGAAGTGGACTATGCCACTTGCCAATTGGGCTACAATCTCACAGCAACTGGCCATAAAGTTTGGAGAACGATTTAAATTATTGTAATTTTACGCTCGTCGGGACGGGTGGTCCCGCCCCTTGGCGCTGGCCGTTCCCCGACCGATGAGTTTTCTAATAGGAAATAATGCGTGACACAGTTTATTTTACACTACCCCATATTTGCAATGCGAAACACGATGATCAATCATCACCGAAGAGCGACGGATAATGCTCACAATATTTTGTAGGGCTTTTTTTATGCCCAAATTGTACGATATAGGCGGCTGCCATTTCCAGTGAATTTTAGCTCTTCGGAGATGAACTCACGTGTTTCGCGACGGGAAGTGTGTGGCCGTCTTTCTTTTCACACAAAGCGAAACACGTGAGTTATGAAAACAAATTCATTCACCGTACCAGTTACTGGAAGCCGGAAACGGGTACAAGTATCAAATCTTTTTTCCTGGACTACTCTCCAGAAACTCTTTAACGCCTTCCCTGGCGAAATTACTCCATGCAAAAGTATTTATGAGGCCAAAATGTACACACTTGTGCTAACGTGTGCATTATCTTTGTTGTGTCTATTATTGTTGATCCCGGCTTGTGCTATTTATAGTTCAGCGAAAAAGGAAGGGAGGGATGTATGACAATTGATGGTGCGGTTTTAACTCCGGAAATGATAGAGCAGATCAGAGAATGGCAACAGAATTGTGATCTTGAAACAGACTTGATCACTCTTGATCGATCTATTGATTTTATTTTGGAGCGAGGGGATATTGATGATATCATCTGTTCCAAGAGCACAGAGTATCTCCAACTGATAAAGTTACTCCGTACTTTATCTAAGAGTTTGTTGAAATTTAAAATTGAGAAGGAGGGCAATAGGCATGAGTGATAAAAAAGATTTGAGTATTTACATTGAAGCTATCCAGGCGCGTTTTGCCGTAACGGATGATGAGAGCAAGGCTACACATAAATTGTCAACGAAGGAAGTAGCTGATGCGATCAATGAGTTAAATCCATCGTGTGCTGCATCGGCGCAGGATGTATATGATGCCATGTTCGAAGCCGGCTTCGTGTTCCGCGCTCCTCGCGGAACGTCTGGACTCCGATTCAAATGGCTGCTGATTGAAAAATAAAAAAGAGAAAACTGCGAGTGCTGATATGGTCTCGCAGTTTTTTTATGTCCTTTTCATCCGGATCCAGAGCATTTACCTTTGTTGAAAAAGATTTATGATAACGGACGATTTAATAAAAAAGGCGTTTATTTCTCAGATTGTTAGTCGGGATGTAAATGTAATATACAATACTCAAGAGCAGGTTGTTCGTGAAGTATTTCCTAGAGGGACCGGTCAGCTTGCCGACTTCCTCGCACGACGGCCATTCAATTTTTCTGAAGTTGGGGTTAATCAGACATTTTATATGCGGATATTCCCATATCTCCGCTTCCTAGATATACGATATCGCAAAGATCAGATGGAAACTCGTAGTAAGTTAGCTCTATACAATCGTGTCATTTTTGGTGTCCTCTATCATGAAACTATGCCCGATCTCCGATATGGGCTGACAGAGGAAATTCGGAAGAAGATCGGACTGCAACTTCAAGAGGCGGATCCAGGTAAGTAGTTGTCCTTTATCCTGAAAAAACAGCCTGCTACTTTCGCGGAAAAAGTAGTCAGTATGGCAAAAAAGAAACTTACCGAAGACGAATTAAAGTGGATACTCTCGATTGATTCTACAGAGGCACAACAGTCTGCGCGTAAACTCGATAAAGAAAATAAACAGCTAGCGTCCACCAACAAGGACTTGAAGGCTAAGATGACCGATCTCGTTGCTGCCGGGAAAAAAGACTCTCAGGAGTATAAAAACCTGTCGGCTGAAGTCGAAAAGAATAATACCAAACTTGTTCTTAATAAGAAAAAAATAACAGAGCTGGAGAAAACGCTTGGACTAACCTCGCTCACAATGGCCCAGCTCCGGAAGAAAGCTAAAGAATTGCAATATCAGTTGGATCATACAGCGGAAGCTACATCGCCGGCAGAGTATAATAAGCTAGAGAAATCATTATTGGCAGTTAAGTCCCGGATGAACGAGTTGCGATCGAATGGCCAGCAGACAGGTGATACTCTCTCAGGGTCCATATCAAAAGCGACAATGGCAGTTAAAGCTTTCCTTGCTCTTAAGTTCTTTGCCTATCTCAAAGATGGGGTTATAACGGTTTATAATGTCAGGAAAGAGTTTGCGAAATATGAAGCAGTCCTTCGAAATACGTTCCAAAGCTCAGAGAAGGCTGCTGCAGCCATGACCATGTTGAAAAAACTAGCTTCCGATACTCCATATCAGTTGCAAGAGTTAACTGAAGGATATATTAAACTTGTGAATCGTGGTATTATTCCGACAAGAGAGGAATTGATAAAAATGGGGGATGTTGCTAGTTCTCAAGGAAAATCTCTTGATCAGTATATTGAAGCCGTGTTGGATGCGATGACCGGAGAATTCGAAAGGTTAAAAGAATTTGGTATTAAGGCAAGTAAAGAAAATGACAAGGTTAAATTCTCTTTCAAGGGTGTTACATCAGAAGTTAAATTCTCAGAGAAAGCCATCACCGATTACTTATATTCTTTAGGTGATTTGAAAGGAGTGCAGGGGAGTATGGCTATCCAGATGGAGGAACTGGAAGGCCGTTCTTCTAATTTGTCAGACGTTTTGGATGGTTTGGCTAATAAAATAGGAGCTCGTCTGGAACCAACATTCAAGTCTCTGTTTTCTTTTTTATCAAAAAATGCCCAAAAGTTGTCAGATGCATTTACTCCGTTAAATGAAAGTTACCAGGAACAATTTGATAGAGTTGTATCATTAGAAACGAAACTACCTTCTTTAATATCAAGGTACGAAGAATTGAAAGCAAAGGCAACTCTATCAAAGGAAGAGCATGAAGAGTTGAATAGGACTATTAGTAGTTTAGCGAATATAGTTCCAGGAGCGATTACTGCTTTTGATGAATATGGAAACGCAATTGCAATTAATACAGAAAAGGTTCATCAATTCTTGGAAGCAGAGCAAAATCGCTTAAAGTATGTTCATGCGGACGCTATTCAACAAGCTGAAGATGATATACAGTCTTCTCAAAAATTGAAACAGAAATTAGAAAAAGAGTTGGTTACTGGTGGTTGGTATAAGTCCGATCGGAAGACTGGTGATATGTATCTACTCCCATTTACAGAAGAAGAAATAAATCAAAAGGTTCAACTGATTCAAGAATGTGGAGCGAAAATCCAAGGTGCAGAAGAAACCGTAAAAAGACTTTCCGGAGAATCTCTCCGTGAACAGGTCGAAAATCAAAAGCAGGCCATACAAAAACGTGCTGAATTCAATAATATGACAAAAGAGCAATTGGACGCATACATTAAAACAAATAAAGATGCTGCAGATAAGTATGTTGAAATCGCTCAAGAAATCTATGATCATAAATTCAAAGAAGAAAAAACTCCTGATGATCCTAAGAAAACGAAATCTGCGTTAGAGCTGAAGTTGAAAGAACAAGAGAATGCTCATCAAGCGGAATTAACCACTCTGAAAAATAGTCAGATACAATTCGGCCAGACTGAGCAGTTTTACAATTTGCAGCGTCTTAGTGCTGATACTAAGTTTTACCAGGAACGTTTAAAATTACTTCAGGACTATCAAAAAAAATCTTCGGATCCGAAATTGCAGGCTAATATTTCCAAAGATATAAATGCAGCTCAAACATCTTTGATCGATACTCAACAGAAACGGGATCAGGAAATGCTTAGTGTACTCAAAGACAATCGGGATAAGAGGCTCAAGTTAGAATCTCAATCATATAAAACTCAGCAGATAGTTTTTGAGAAAGGGCTTGCTGAAAAACAAATTACGCAGCAACAGTATGACGCTTTGATGCTAAGCCTTGATACTACATCTTCGGAGTCTCGCCTTAAAATATATCAGGATTATCAATCAGATATTATTTCGCTCGAATTGTCTTCAGGGACAATAAAGGCTCAAGCTGTGTCAATGGCCAATGAGGAAGTGATGACGGCGGACCTGGCTGCGGCTCAGGCTCGTGCAGCCCAGCAAAAGACTCTTCAAAATCTGGTTAAGGATTTCAAAGCCGAATTTAAGTTGACGACAGTCGGGGAGGACACTGATCTTCAATTAAAAGTTTTAGAAGCATCCTACAATGCCCGGAAAGAAATGGCTCAAAAAGCCAACATGGACACATTAGAGTTGGACCAGGCATTTGAACGTGCTCGAACTAATATTTTGCAGGAAGCTGAAGACCGACGTAATCAAATACGCCAGCAGAATGGATTGTTGTCAATGCAAGAACAACATGAGATTGAGTTGGATTTATTAAAAGATCAGAGAGAGGCGGGCCTTTTAGATGAAGAGGAGTATCAACAGGCTATACTTGATAAAAGAATAGCCCATCTGAAGGCATACTATGATTATTATAGTCAGCTTTTTTCAGGAGCTATATCTGCTCTGCAGGAAGCTGAGTTAACTAATATTGATGCTAAATATGATGCTGAAATACAGCGTGCCGGAGAAAATTCAGAAGAAGTGGCTCGTCTTGAAAAAGAGAAGGAGAATAAAAAACTAGCCGTACAGAAAAAATATGCCAATGTCAATTTTGCCATTAAGGTTTCGGAAATTATCGCAAACACAGCGGTTTCAATCATGCAGGCTTTCGCTCAGCTCGGTCCCATAGCTGGAGCGATTGCAGCAGCAATGTTAACTGCTACCGGTGCAGCTCAAATTGCTACAGCTAATGCTGAGAGAAAAAAGGTAATGGCCATGACTGTGGATGGAGCTGGCGGGACTGGATCCGGAACAGGGGCTCGTGTTGCTACGGGACGTGAGTCAGGTGGTTATGTCGATATTGTTCGTGCTCAAGATGGAAAAAGGTTTGATGCTGTACTGGATCCGGACCGACGTGGATTTATTGATCATCCAACAGTTATTGTAGGTGAAGGACCCGTTGGAAGGAGCAAAGAGTGGGTTGCTAGTAATGATGCCTTAGAAAATCCGACAGTACGACCTTTTATTAATGTTCTTGATGAAGCTCAAGAGAAAGGAACCATTCGGACTGTTGATATGAATCAGTTAATGCGACAACGTTTGGCAGGCTTTGAAAGTGGTGGATCGCTTGGGAAGAATCAACCTTCCGTGACATCAGCAATGTCGGTTCCAGTCCAAAATAATACGATGAATATGGATGTCGATATCCGACGTCTGAATGAATTATTGGATAAGTTGGATCGTGACGGAGTGCAAGCCTGGTTAATTTATTCGGAATTTGAAAAAGAGCAAAAACGATTAGAACAAGCACGTAAAATAGGTAGTAAATGAAAATAGTACATTCATCAGGAGAGGAGTTAGAGCTAAATCCGGGAACTGTTCTTGATATATCACGAACGAATCCATTTTTCAACAATTATGGAGAGCAAAGTTTACCGGTAAAGCTACCAGCGGGACAAAGAAACAGACGGATATTGGGGTATCCGGAAGATTTGTCTGGTATAAGAAAAATGTCACAAAGAGCAGATGCTTCTATTCAGGAAGGTGTGTTTTTTATTCAGTGTCGTCAAGCAGTATTGTCAGCCGATGATAAGGAAATAGATACTTCTTATTATTTGAATGTTGGTTCTTTCTATGAAAAGATGAAGAACTTGAATTTGACTGCTATTTTTAAAGATAAAGTAATCCGTTTTGACTCCGTTGAATCGGCCATAAGTTATGTCAGAGGTACGATGATCAATCAAGATCCAAAGTTTACTTGTTTTCCGATATTAATAGAGCATCAAGACACTGGCAATATAACAGCATTGAACAGATTTGGTGCACCTATAAAATCTGATGGTTATTTCAGTTTGATTAATGAAGTCACAAGAACGGAAACAGTGGATGATAATATTATATCTGTGCCTCCTGGTTTTTATATAACTCCCTTGGTGCGTGTCATGCATGTGTTAGAAGAGACGTTTAAATTTCTGGGGTATTCAATGGAAGACAATTTTTTTACTCGAACGGAACCGTTTGCTAGCATGGTGTTTCTGAATAATAACATAGATACCATAGTTAATGCCGAGATTCGTTATGAGCAGATCGTTCCTGATATAACAGTTTCTACGTTGCTTGATATCTTTAGATATCGTTTTTGTTGTGAGTTCATACCAGATGAAGTAAGAAAAAAAATCAAGATTGTACTTTTTAATGAAGTGGTGGAAGGAAAACCTGTCCGTGATTTATCTGCATTCTTGACAAATATACCAAAGATTAATCATGGGGCTAAATATAAGCAAATAAAGCTGTCAGCAGAGAAAGGGCCTATAATCTCATGGAGTACGGACGGGACAGAAGATGGTAAATGGATTTCGTCAACACCTGATTATTTAAATAAAACCTTACCTGATATTGCGTCAATGTATCCAGAGGCAATGATAGACAAATCCAGAGGTATAATTTATCGGGAAGGCTTCTCTGCTGACAGGACTATCCGTGAAATCGTAGGATGTGTGAATTGTGATTATTTTGCAGGAGAATCGGATGATTTCGATACAGAGAAGAAAGAATCTCCTGATGTAATGGTAAATATTGACTCTTTACCATTGTCTGGAGGAGATGCTCCTTTTGTTGGAGTGTCGCGTTCTTTGAATTCTAACATTGTTTTGGATGATGTTCCTAGACAATCCTCTACATCAGCGGATACAACTCAAAACAAATCGGAATTGAAAGCCATGATGTGTTTTGTTGTTCACACTCCAGAGCGTAGGTATGATTATGGAACCATTTATGCACATGACCCCGGAAATACTCGATTATGGCCTTATGCATTATGTTATAATGGTCCTGATGGGTTGTATGAAAAATTCTGGAGAAAATATGATGACATGCTTCGCAATTCGATGCGACCTGTGACTGCAAAACTTCTTTTGAATGAAATTGATAAGTTGAATTTGACTTGTTACGAAAAGGTTTCTATTCATAATCAGGAACTTCTTCCTAATGTTATTAAATATCCTGTTGGTAAAACGGCAGATGCTGAATGCACATTTCTGACAACGAAATTATATGAACCCCTTGTTTCGGCAAAAAGTGAGTCCGATCATTTTCCGGATTCTAAATATCGTTGGAATGTAAGATGGAAACGAAGTGATAATGATACCTATACTTATTTCAAATTAAAAGAAACACCAGTTACTTTTTTTCCACCACCACCGACAGAAGAGCAATATCGGAAAGGGGGAAAGTATTATGAAAAATCATTTGCAGTGGAATTGGGAATGGAGATCGAGTTACCCTGGGGGAAACCTATAATTGTAGGAAAGGTTGATGGTACTTTTACTGTATGGTTAGAACCGGTCGTTCGTGAATATTAGTTGTCCTTTATTGTGACTGGGCATATACGTAGTTTTGAGGTAGGTAACAATAATAACAGATGGCAACGATAATTGACAAACCGGAGGCGTTGAGTTTGTCCGGGAACATGAATAAATTTGTTCTTGGAGCCAGTAAGGTTGTTTCTTTTGTATTGAAGAAAGGAACGACTGTTCTGGTTGAACAAAGTTACAATCCGGATTCAAAAGGAAAGATCACAATAGATGTTAAAGATATTGTGGAAAACCAGTTGAGCTACAAGCTAGATGTAGAGCAAGCTGTTTACAATCAATCTGATTTGGCTGCTGATTTTACTGCAATAATAGATGATGTTAATTATTCATTTCGAGTAGTTAAAGCCGGCATAGCCCATTTTTCCGATACACCTGGAAATTGGTTAAAAACACATTTTTTGACTTGGCAACCGAAAGTTAAGAAAGTGTCTTATTATAGCCCGGAATGGTTAACTTACTATGCTGTGGAGTCTTGCCAGATAAAACTGCAGGCAACATTCCCGGACAAAACAACCCGTCTTTATACACTAGCCAATCCGGTCGGAGGAGCCGTTACAACATGTAATTTACAATATGCTGTGATTGCCGGCCTTCTAGGCTATAGATATCCATCGTATTATGAAGTATGGGTTGAAGTTTCCGGTAAAAGGGTAACAGAGTTACAGTATTATACATTTACGGAAGTCTTGAGTGAAGATGAGCAATGGTTTCTCTTTGAAAACTCATTAGGTGGTTTGGACTGTTTCCGTGCTTTTGGAGTTAATAATTTAAATTCGGAGCAAGAACATAAAATTGCAGAACTGGCAGGCGAGAGGCTGGAATACAATATTGATACAGCAAGAAAGTACACCAAAAACACAGGTTTCTTAGATGACTACTCCCGGCATTGGTTGTTGGATTTTTTCCCAAGTAAGAAGAAGTTTATCCATGAGAGTTTTGCGATCCGGAGAATAGTCGCTACCGAAAGCAAGGTTTCCTATGCCTCGAATGAATTGCCTAGTTCATATACTTTTACTTACCAATATGCTGAAATTTCACCATATTTGAATTTAATCAGGAATGAACAGGAGCTCCCTGATAAGTTGGTGGTCCCGGATCTGGATTCGCCGGATTTTATTTTTCCCCCTCGCCTTGCTGAATCTCCACGTATAGAATTAGGGGAGGGGGTACTGATACCTGCATTTGATGCACATGATCCAAAGCCAACTGTTACGACTTTCGGTGCAATCCACCAGACGATTAAGAATTCTGTGGTTAAAGAACTGTCAGAATTGTGGGATAGTAGCGTAGGAGGCGGCGGTGGAGGGGATTCGATTTATCATATTAAAGAAAATGATCTAACAGAACCCAGCGATGAAAATGCTTTCACAGCTCTTCGTACTTTGAAAGAAATCAAAAAAGGGATTAGTTCTTTTGATGATCGTTACTTAAGGAAAGATATCGATGATACAGCTCATGGAGAGATAACATTCGATAGAAAAATAGGTAGTTCTGTCTTCCTGGACGGTTACGAAGGGAGAGGTTGGGAGATTACGGATCCCGGTGCTGTAATGATAGATTCAGCTCGCGTTCGCTCCGATGTGTTTCTAGCCGGTAAATTTGGCTCTCCGTCTTTTGCGAGCGGTTTTGCTGGTTGGGGAGTTGAAATAGATATACCCAGAGCAGCCGGTACTTTTGACTTCCTAACTGTGAGAAAATCGATGAAAGTCTACGAACTAGTTTACTCTCAGATTTATGGGTTAGGAGGTTCAGTTATAGTGTCTGATCTTAATAAGATTCTTTATGTAGAAACTTGTCAGGGTTTCTATCGATGTTATATGGATAGTATGGATGGGACAATGCGGATGAATCTTCGTAAAGATGACATTGTCCGGATGCAACGGAGTTCTGGCATTAATATCCGATATTTTTATGGTGAGATATTGAAGGTCACTTCAGATTATTTTGATCTGAGAATTATAGATGGAGAAGATGCTCCGGAAATGGGCGATGTCGTTTTTCGATTTGGTAATAAAACCGATAAAAACCGACAAGGTATAATCTATTTGACATCGTCGGATGATCAGGCTCCGTATATCGACATCCTTGATGGTATAACCGATGCCTCAATGTTTGAAAAGGTAAAAGTTCGTATTGGTAATGTGTCCGGTATTCGAACTCGGTCTGGTATTCAGTTGAATGGATATCGAATCTATGCCCAGGGGGCAGTATTTGAGGATACAGATATTTATTTGGAGGACGGAACAACTGTCGAACAAAAATTTGTCATTATGAATGGTAAGTTCGAGAGTGAGATCGAAGGGATCCGGAATGATATGTCTGTCGTTTCAGGGAATATTTTAAAAAACTCTTCATTTGGAGAGAATACCGGTTACTGGAATTCGGAAGATGATGTTTCTATTTTTAATGTAGGTGGCGGTTTCTTGTGGTTTAATGCAAATTTTTATTCGGATAAACGTAAGATAGCTGACATTTATAGAGATGGGAGCAAGAATGTCCTAAGAATTCTGGGTACGACAATCTCTCAACGTAATTCATTATTTAAATTTGATGGAGAGAAGAAAGCAGGAACCTATTCTTTCGCTTTTTTCTATAAGGTAAAGAGGGCAGGGAGGCTAATGGTGGGTTTTCCCGGTCAAGATTTGTATGCCGAAGAACAGTTATCTGTATCTGACAATTATCAGAAGTTTTCAAAAATAGGACAGTGGGATGGCAAAGGAGATTTTAAAATAACTTTTACTGGAGAGATATTAATTTATGGAGTTTCGTTATTTAATGATGCTTTGGCTGATGCTCAAATACAGCTGCAGACACAAATTACACAAAATGCCGAAGAGATTGCGTTAAAAGCCAGCAAAGATTATGTTGATGCCGAAACCGGGCAAATTTATATACACTATGATTCTAAATTTTCAGTTACGGCGGAACAGATAAGTGGTGTTTCAACAAAAATTGATAATATAAATCATACGATCCAAACTGCAGGATGGATAACCCGTTATGATGGTAATTATTGGTGGGCTTCCAAAGAAATGGAAAACGGTCAGACAATTATTTCGTATATAAATCAAACTCCCGGAAATACGACTATTGCTTCAAATCGAATTAACCTTTATGGGGCAGTTACATTCAGTTCGTTTAATTCTAGTTTGCAGCAGTCATTTAATAATATAGATAATACAGCTAGTACTGCATATCGGAATGCGAATAGTGCTTTGTCTGCAATAGATAGTTTACCAGGCTGGAGTAAAAAGAATAGTGTTCTTGCTGCGATGGAAGCTGAGACGCTAATTATTGGTGGCTATATAAACTCTCAATATATAAAAGTAAATACAGTTGAAGCAACGGTGGGATACATCGGTGGTTTTCAAATTACAAATAAAAATCTTAAGTGGTCACAGTCAGATTATTTTGGGAATGGATCCCGAACTATTCGATTAGGATGTGCTGAAAATTCTGGTGGTGCTGTAGATATTTCTTTTAATGCCGCGACAAGCGGAGCTTTCGGTATAAAGAGTGTTGGATCTGCTCCTGGAGGGGCTGCAATTTATGCTTCTTCAAAAAGCTATCAAACATATCCTAAAAGTGGGATGACTTATGCTGGGTATTTTGACGGAGACGTGGATGTTCTTGGAGATTCAATCAGTAATGCTTGCGCAAGTCAAGAGTTCCGTGCTATCACAGGGCGTAATAGTAATGGTACTTACACTTACCTACGAGGGATATCCTTTGGATCCAACTATGATTTGGATGATGTTCGTTTTACTGTTCGAAATGGATTAATAGTGGCTCTACATAAGGATAATGGCTCAATAATAATTCAAGGTTAATATTATCAACATAAAAAAAAATAAGATTATGAAAGTAAATTTTGTGAAACCTTTTAAAGATTACAAAGGTAAGGATATCGAAAAAGACGGCAAGAAACAGATGATCAATGATCTGTTGGCTCAATGTCTATTTACTGGAGAAGGCTTAGAGCGAACCGGTAATGCAGAAAAAGATAATAAGAACAAGTTTGATGCCTATAAACTGTGCCAGCGGGTGATCGCAGCTAAAGGGGCAATTGAAATTGGTCCCAACGAGGCTGTGATAATTAAACAGGCAGCATCTAGCTTGAATGCAGCCGGTTATGCTCAAATTGTAGAACTTATAGGTGAGAATTGATATGGAGTATCAAAGTCAAATAATAAGTAGAACGGCAAGTAGTGAGATCGAAGGTGTTCAGGTAGACTATCTCATCACTCAAGAAGTAGGGAAGCCTGTTTCATCCATTCGTGCTACATTCGGATATAAAAAAACTCAGCTAGGGGCGTTTACGTTTGAGAATCCTGGAAGATTGAATGCATCTTTTGATCCCAATGATGCTTTATCAGTATCTACTAAAATAACTTTACTCAAAACTGTATTAAGCGAGATGGATCAAGTTTTTAAAGAACCGATTTTAGCACCGGTATCACAGACTGAATAATATGGCTGCAGGTGATATTAATATAGATGGAATACAAATTAGTCCTGAAGGACTTGCCCGTTTGGTTGCTGCAGTAACGCAGAATATCGAGGCTAAGTCTAATGATCCTGGACAGATAGAAGTGATAGATTCTCTTAATGGTGTTACGTCTATTCCTGTTTTACAACAAATAGGGAGTACTGTAAAGCTGGTAAGAGTTCTGGTTTCTATTCTGAGAGGAGTTGATGGGCGGGAAGTTTTCTTGCAAGTAACGGAAACACATCTTCAGTGGCGTTATACCGATGGAATGTGGGATAACTTGATTGCTTTGGCCGATCTTAAGGGCGACAAAGGTGAAACTCCTGTTCTGAGGACAAATAGTAACGGTATTGAATGGAAATACGAAAGTGAGGAAGAAGATGCTTGGAAAGAGCTTGTTTCCTATGAAACTTTAAAATTGAAATTCACAGATTTGACCTCAGAGCAAATTGACGCGTTTTGGCGTTCTATACCGGAAGATATTCAATTGTTATTTCAGAAGCCGGCGCAGGATGCTGCTGATAAGGTCATTAAAGAAGTCAATGAAGTCAAGGCTAATTTGACGGCTGACGTCGAAGCTTTGGAAGAACGTGCTGAAACTGTTATACGTGAGACAAGTGAATCAAAAGCGTTAGTAGATAAAGTAACAAAAATTGCGCAGTCAGTTTCGGATCATCCTGGTTATATCGGTTCCGACTACTATGTATATGTTTGGGATTATATATCTGGGTCCTATAATAAGACAGACACTGTGTTGCGCCCGGAAGGGTTCAGCATATACCGCACTTATCCTTCCGTGGAAATGATGGAAGCGGATTTAACGGATGTGCCGGAAGGGAAATTCGTGCTCATCAATACGAACGACGTGGAAGTCCCGGATAATGCAAAACTGTATGTCCGGGGTGCGACTTCATTCGAATATCTGGTCGATATGTCCGGCGCCATAGGTTTCACCGGCAAGACCCCGCAAATCACCATCGGGAACGTCACGGTAGGCAGTTCAGCTTCGGCGACCCTTTCCCCGGCCGGTTTTGATGAAGACGGCAACCCCATGTATAAACTGAACCTGGTGGTGGTTCCCGGCCCCAGGGGATTCATCCCCTTGATCGAAACCGGGACCGTAACGACGGGAGAAGCCGGAGGCGAAGCGGCCGTGGACTTGCTGCCAAACGGACAAACCGAAGACGGAAGGGACAAGTACTTGCTGAATTTTGTCATCCCGCAAGGCCTGCCGGGAGAAGGTTTCGGGAATCTGGCAGTGGATCCTTCCGGAGTCCTGGCAGGTAAAAAGTACCTGTTGATGTTTTCCCGTGACGGGATGCCGGAGAGTGGCACACTGATCGAATATGTAGCCCCAATCATCCCGAAAAAAACAAGCGACCTTGAAAATGACTGCGATTTTATCGATACGACCGGGGTGGCACAAAGGATCGGGACACATGATGGTGATCCCGGTGCGCATGGTGATATCCGGCAAAGGATAACGGACGTGGAAGCGATCGCCCGTGGGAAGTCGCGTGCGAAAATTTTTAATACGGTAGACGAACTGGACGAATGGCTTTCTAAAGAGGAGAACACGCTATTGTTGCAAAAAGGGGATAACTTCTACATCCGAGACAAAGGCGTTCCCGATTATTGGTGGGACGGTACGGCAAAACAGGAATTGGAAGTGGAAAAAGTGGACCTTTCCGTTTTTTATGACAAGGGTACGTCAGACAAACGTTTTTCTTTCAAACCGTTGCAAAAAACAGCGGTCTTATTGCCCGGCTCTTGGATAGAGGACGAAGAAGAGGGGTTATGGTGGCAAGAGGTGGAAGATGGTGATGTCCTGGAGGGTTGTTTTCTTGAAGCCTGGCCCGTGGACAAAAAATCAGCCGATGAAGCCATCAATATCCATATCTACGAAAACATGCCTGTTACGGACGGTCGGTTCCGAGTTGCAGCCGAGAAAAAAGCATCTGAAGCAATAAACATAACTTATACGATAATAAAATGAGTTACGGGGTATTTAGATTGAACAGATGTTATGTAGGTCCAAAAGTGCTCATCATATCGGCAGAAGAACATGCGTATTTTATACGGGAAGAAACCGGATGGTACATGAGGGATGATTTCGGGGACGAAACTCCTGTATTTTCAAGGGACGAGAAACCGGCCTATACAACATCCACCAAAAACAATGCAGCATCCGAAAGTCTTTCGGCATGTGAGCAGTTGCAAATTGAATATGGAACTGTCGGGCGTGAAAGGGGAATTGCAGAAGAAATACATCCGTATGGCAGTGCCAATGTTTTTACAGAGCCAGCCTCCACAAGAAAATTACTTACTGAATCCGGTACCGCCCATGATTCGGTCAGTGTCATTTTAGAGGGCGGTGAAGATTCGTGACAGATTCAATAATATCATAAATTCAAATAGTATGAAAAATCAAGAAGATTTTAAAGTAAGGGGAGAAATCGAAGTGATTCTCGAAGATGAAAAAGGGAATGTCAAACATAGGGAAGTGCACCATAACGCTATCACGCGTCCAGTTCTTTGCCAGATGCTTTCTTCCGTCCTTAATACGACAGGTATCCAGGCGGTGACGAAATTCAACACAAGAAGTGACTATACGGCTGCAAACCCATGTGGAATTTTCCTGCTGTCGGAAGATATCAATATTACAAAAGACACGCATATACCTCCCCATTTGAATATCATAGGTGGATATAACGACAAAATCGTATTCAAAAACGTGAATGGTGAAACGGCAGAAAATGAAGACACCATGTTGTTGATTCCGCAGAAAGTCGGCATGAACATTAATGGGGAAATCCGTTATACGGTTGAATATGTGAAGAACACATTCAAGGGAACATTCAAATCCATTTTCATAGGTCCATCCAATAATTTTGCGCTCCGGTGGTATTGTGGTTCCAAAGATACGGAATTTCCCGATTTGACATTGGATGCGGAATATTTGATCAAGCATACAACTAACGGTACAGTCGTTTATAAAAAGAAATCTGACAACAGTGAACTTTATACGCTTAATCTCAAAACCAAGGAGATGGAAACATTCACGGCGTCGACTGTTCCGATGGCTAATATCGCAAAAATGCATGGTGCTGTCGTTTTAGGTGATTTACCGGTGATGGTGAACAGGACTGGTTTGAACGCAGCCAAGAACGGCCACGTCCTGACATTTTATACTTATCCTTCTTGGAGGACGGAAGCCACCAATCCGGTCACTACGGTGACATTTGAAACTCCGGTTGTTGAAGCAGGGGAAAATGAAACATGCGCCTATTACAATAACGGTGTTATTCCTGTAGTTGTCCCGCGTCCGGACTTGGGTGATAACGTGCTTGAAGTATTTGTTCCCACTCACATTAAAAATGCAGGCAAGGCCGATGCAAGATGGGTGATCCAAAAGATTACCGCAACAGTGAATGCTCCGGACGATATTGAGTTTAAATCCGAAGTTTTTGCTGAATTACCTTATCGGATATCCTGTTACAATTTTAACAATATCCATTATCAAGTTACCGGCATGTACCATGATGGTAAATATCACCTGCCTTATTATAACGTGATGAATCCTGTAACAGGTGCAGAAGTTACACTAGGATCGCAGGATGCACAGGAAGGGATTATTGTCGACGCAGAGACAAAGGCAGTCTTGGAAGGTTTCACGCAATACATCGGTCGGACGAACAATCTTTGGTTGTGGGTCGAGTCTGATGATTTCAGACAGATGCGTCTAAACAATGCCGATATGCGCTATGGGATGTTTACCCGTGCTTTTTCGGGAACGAATTTGGATGCCCCAGTCGAAAAAGGGCATAATGACACGCTACGCGTAAGGTACAGTTATGTAATTGAATAAATATAAAATAGCCGTTTCCTAATTAATATGTAGGAAACGGCGAAAATTAGATTTTAAAAACATTGAAAATTTGAATACCCTCTTTTCGATCTTGATCCAGTACATGGGCATAGACTAAGGTTTGCTTGATATTACGATGGCCTAATATATCTTTGAGAGAGTTTAAATCTCTTGTTTTTCTCAAATAAATTGTTGCAAACGTATGCCTTCCAGTCTTGGCGCATAATTTCTTTTTTATACCTGCCCTTAATGCAATCTCCTTCAAATAGGAATTAATCCGTTGATCTGTAATTATATGGTTAAATAATTTACCAGATTTTCTATCACCGATTGTTCTCCTGATTATGGTCCGTAATGGATCCGATATTGGAACATGAACAATTTTGGGACAAGTGTTAGTTAATTTTTCTCTGACATAATAAAATTCTTCTTTACCAATTTGCTCAATAGTCAATGCTTTAGCATCTCCAATATGTAATGACGAAAAGCAGAGAAAGAGAAAGAATTCAAGAACGCGATGCATGTTACCAGGGCATTCTTCTTTGTTATACATGTGTAAGAGGGTTGATAATTCTTCTTCATTAAGATATATAGGTTCCGATATGACACCTCTCAATTTGATTTTGTGGACTGGATTCTCTGAAATATATCCAAATCTTACAGCTTCGTTTAGATAGATTGAGATCGTTTGGATATTCTTATTGATTGTTACTTCTTTATTTTGTCTAACTTTTCTGCAGTGTAAAATGTATTTTCTGAAAAGATCGGTGGTCAATTCATCAAAATGGATTGGATGTTTAAACTCCTGAAGGGTTTTGAGGACTGTAAGATGTTTAGTTTTTGTTTTTTCTTTTACTTCCTGGAAACGGAGTCTTTGGCTCTGCTCGCAGAAAGAAAAGAAATCCGAGTAATTTTTAGGATTACGATACTCGTTCCAGAATAGTTCTGCAGTAAGAGTACGGTTCCTTAATCTGTTTTGAACAAAGATGTCATTGATAGATGCACGAATATTATCAATGATCAGATTCTTATCCTTTGCAAACTCAGAACATGCCTTTATAAGGCCTTTGTCTTTGTCAAAGTCACTAACAGGTACACTGATCTTCGTGGGTACTTCAATTTTCTTGCGATTTAAATAAAAGGAGATGTATATAGGTGCTTCTCCTTTTTGGTTTGCATTCTTTTGATATACTCTGTACGTCGCCAT